GCCTTTGCCAGGTTGGTAGCAGAGAAAGAACGTGAGGAATGTGCAAAGGTGTGTGATGATGAATTAAAAGAATGGGGAATATTTGGTTCTAATCTTGGTGATGTATCTAAAGCAATCAGAGCAAGGGGACAAGAATGAAACATAAACACGCAGAATTGATTAAAAAATGGGCAGATGGTGCTGAAATTGAAGTTAAAACTCAACATGGATGGTCTTATTGTCCTAATCCAAATTGGAGCGAAATGGGTGAATATAGAATAAGTCCACAAGAAATCACAGAGCTGTGGACAATAAAAGAAGGAATTATTGTTAAAGCAATTTGGGATGCTGATAAAACAAGACTAATATCTGTGGAGTTGGTCAAATGATTGAACTTTTAGAACAAAGAAAAAAACAACTTCAGGCTATTTACAAAAAATGTCCAGATATTCAAGTAGTTTATAGGCTTAGAGAAATTGAGCTAATGACTAAAAGATATAAAAAAAGAATTGAATTCGAATTGGATGCTAGTGGAATGAGATCTGAAATTGAAGAATTAAGGGACATTTTATGATTTATGTTGATGATGATGATGAATATATTGAGTCTAGACTTGATGAAATGCATCAAGAATATATTTATCAAAGAGATTTAAGGGCTAAAATTTCTAGTAATGTCTTATGTGGGCTAATATCAACAATAAACTTTAATAAAGGATGGGAGCCAGATGAGTTGGTGCAAATGTCTGTGGATCTGACAGACAACCTTCTAAAAAGATTAAATGACTAATTTTCTAATTATTTCCATGCTTTTGATGGCTGGAGCTTTTGTTTTTATGGCTAGTATTTGGGCTTTTTTCTTATATATAATCTTAAAAGAGGAAGATGAGAAATTAGAAAAAGCTCTTAAAGATGCCAAAATTCACTTGACAAGAGATAGTGATTTGGGATAATTGAGGCTCCAATTTTTAACTTGCAAGGAACAAAAAATGGGATATTATGGAATGGAAAAAGAGCCTAAAGGTGCTAAATCATCAGACAGAACTGGTGAGAAGAAAGGATCAGAGTCTGGCCCAAACAGCCTAAAAGGCACTAAGGGCATGTCTGGTGAGAAAATGCCCAAGGGTGTTAATAGCTCAGACATGTCTGGAGAGCGTAAAGCCAAGCTAGTGGGTGGAGTTGGCATGGGCAAGGCTGACAGCATTGGTGCTAGAGACATGAGTCACATGGGTAAAGTGGATGGCAGAACTGGTGAGTTCAACACAGGCTCAAAAGAGTCAGAGTGTTATTCTCATGAGCGTACACCACATATCCAAGACAGCATGTAAAAAGCGAAATACCCCAAAGATTAGTGGTCTAAGGGGTATTTCTAATCAACCCAAATAATAAGGATTTGAATTGACTACCTCAGATTGTAAGACTTGTAAGTATTTCTCCAAACAGAGTTATACAGATATGGGACTTTGTAAAAGATACCCAGAGCAACAGAATAAGCACAGCACAGATTGGTGTGGTGAGCATTTGGCTATTAAAGAGACCACAATCACACTAAAGCACACAGATTTACCAGATACTATTGACAATTTGGTAGCACAGGCAGAGGCACAGGAAAAAAGAAAACCGGGCAGACCTAAGCTAAGTGGGAGGCAAATAGCATGATTAATCCACTAAGAGATAGGTTAGCTGTTAGACCTAACACAAGAAAGCTCTCAGACATTATTATTGTTGAGAACACAGAAAAGTTTAATGAGGGGACTATTTTTGCCATTGGCCCTATGGTTGACCAAGCAAAAGTTGGTGATTTCATCAAATATGGGAATGGAACCTATTTAGATTTCCCTGTTTTCAAGGATGCAGATGGAGAGGAATTCCAGATCATCCAAGAGGCAGATATTTGTGCAATATTGGAGGAATAATGGCCAAAACTGGACTTTATGCGAATATTCATGCTAAACAGGAAAGAATAGCTAAGGAAAAGGCAGAGGGTAAGCTTGTGGAAAAGATGAGAAAACCTGGGTCTAAAGGTGCTCCAACTGCTCAAGCATTTAAACAATCTGCAAAGACTGCCAAAAAATGAATAAAAAACATGATAAGCCAATAGAGCACAAAACAACTGGCAAGGGCAAAACCTACAACCCTACTGAAAAAGGCGCAGGAATGACTGCTAAGGGCAGAGCTGAATACAATTCTAAGAATAATTCAAACTTGAAACCTCCTGCACCAAACCCCAAAACAAAAAAAGATGAGGGCAGAAAAGCATCTTTTTGTGCAAGGATGGAGGGAATTGTTAAAAACGCTAAAGGCCCTGCTGAGAGGGCTAAAGCATCACTTAAAAACTGGAATTGCTAATGCCACTTAAAAAATCCACATCACCCAAAGCATTTAAAGAGAATATTAAGGCTGAAGTAAAGGCAGGAAAGCCCATAAAACAGGCAGTCGCCATTGCTTACAGTGAGAAAAGAGAGGCTGAAAAAGCCAAGAAAAAGAAATGATTCACTATCCACAGCCCAAAAAAGCTAATTTGGCAAGTCATTTATTGGTAGCTTTAGGATTGGATGAAAAGCTATTTTTAAACTGGCAAACAGGCAAAAATCAAAAAGCCACAAAGAAAGGCCCAGGCAGAAAACACAACCAAGGAAATAAAAAATGATATTTGACCATGCAGTCCAAGACCTAAACCTAATTATCACATCCCTAGAACACAAAATTAGGGATATGCAGTTATTAGTCCAAAAGTTAACAATTGAGGGAAATAAGCAATTATCAATGGATAAGGATAAAACCCCAATTGAGCCAGTTGCAGATGCTCAAGCTAATAGTTAAAATTAATTAAGAATCAAAATCTTATAAATTAAAACAATATGTCAGCAGGAGCACCTTTAAACAACAGAAATGCATCCAAGTCTAGGATGTTTTCTGACCGCTTGAGGGTTATCCTGACCACTGAGCCACATAGGCTTAGAACCATTGCTGAACAATTGATTAGACAGGCTGAAGAAGGGGAGCCTTGGGCAATTAAAGAGCTATTTGATAGGCTTGAGGGCAAGGCAGTGCAAACAAACACTCTTGAGGATGCAAGTGGAAATGTCATCATGCCTCATTTGCAAGTAACATTTGTAAAGCCAGATGGAGCAGAGTGAACTTAATCAAGTTATTAAAAAGGCTGAATTTCCAGTCAAGCTCCAATGTCTGTTTCAGCCATCCAGATATAAATGTATCTATGGGGGAAGAGGATCAGCCAAGTCTTGGTCTGTTGCAAGAGCATTGCTCATCTTGGGTGCAAAGCAAGTCCACAGGATTTTGTGTGCAAGGGAATTTCAAAACTCCATATCTCAATCAGTACATAAGCTATTAAGTGACCAGATTGTTGAGTTGGGACTAATTGGTTTTTATGAGATCACCCAATCCTCAATTAAAGGGGCAAATGGAACTGAGTTTTCATTTGTTGGTTTGAAAAACAATCCTCACAATATAAAAAGTTATGAGGGTTGCACTATTGTTTGGGTCGAGGAGGCGCAGGCGGTCAGTGCCAGATCCTGGGATATTCTGATTCCGACAATAAGGGCAAAAGACTCAGAAATCTGGATAACCATGAATCCTGAGCTTGAGTCAGATGCTACTTATCAGAGATTTATCCTCCACAAGCCTGAAAATTGCATAACTTCCAAGGTCAACTGGTCAGACAATCCTTGGTTCCCTGAGGTTTTAGACCATGAAAGGATGACACTTCAGGCTAGAGATATTGAGGCATACAACACTGTCTGGGAGGGACTTTGTAGGCAAACTGTGGATGGAGCTGTATTTGCTAGAGAAATGCAAAGTGCTGAATTAGAGGAAAGAATTACCAAAGTCAGATATGACCCTACCAAGCCAGTGCATGCTGTGTTCGACTTGGGATGGGCAGATTCCACTGCCATTTGGTTTGTCCAATTCATAGCTCAGGAAATTAGATTTATTAGGTATATTGAGGACAATCAACAGACTGTGAGTCATTATTTGAGCCTCATGCAGACTTTTGGATATGTGTATGACACATTGTGGTTGCCTCATGATGCCCAGAATAAGACCTTGGCGGCACAGGGTAGAACCATTGAGGAAATTGTCAAAAATGCAGGGTTTAAGACCAAAATAATCCCTAGAACCAGTATTGCAGACTCAATTAATGCCTCTAGAACAATGTTTAGGAACTGCTTTTTTGATAGGGATAATTGTTATGATGGGTTACAGTGCTTAAGACACTACAGATATGAAGTTGACCCAGACACCAAAGCATTTAGCAAAAACCCACTTCATGACCAATATTCACATGGAGCCGATGCTTTCAGGATGGTTGCCTTGGGAGTCCAAGAGACTAGACCTAGAAAGCCAAAACAAGTAAACTATGCACCACCACAATCATGGATGGCACTATAAATGGCACTAGATCCAATCGAAACAGATTATGACCCCATCATAGATGAGGCAAAACAATTCCTAAAGTTTGCTAATGATGCAGACACTATGAATAGACAAGAGGCTTTAGAAGACCTCAAATTTGCCTCTGGGGGAGACCAATGGCCTGTTGACCTCCAAAATTCAAGAAACTTGGAATCTAGACCAGTTCTGACTATTAATAAGTTGGATGGGTATTGTAGGCAAGTCACAAACCAACAGAGACAGCAAAGGCCAAGGATCAAGGTGCATGCCACTAATACTGTTCAGGATGCGGCTGATGCAAAGGTAGTGCAAGGCATGGTTAGGCACATTGAGGTCAATTCCAATGCTGATAATGCCTATGACAATGCTTATAACTATGCTGTCAGAATGGGTTGGGGATTTGTTAGAGTTGATCACAGATATGTGAGAGAAGACTCTTTTGACCAAGAAATTTACATAGATCCAATAGACAACCCTTTTACTGTCTACATGGATCCAAATTCCATAGCAGTTGATGGATCAGACCAAGAGAGGTGTTTAATTACCTCTATGATGCCAAAGTCAGTATTTAAGGAAATGTATCCAGATGCTGAAGACACTTCCTTTACATCTAGAGGCACTGGGGACACTCAATCAGAGTGGATTACAAGGGAAGATATTAGGGTCGCTGAATACTTTTACACAGTTAGAGAAAAGGCAAAACTCTACTTATTAAGTGATGGAACTTCTAGATTTGCTGATTCCAAGGACTTTTTTGAGAAGATTGCCAGAGCAGGCTTAGAAATAGTGGATGAAAGACCAAGTGTCAAAAAGACTATTAAATGGAAAAAACTCACAGCCATTGAAGTGCTTGAGGAGAGGGATTGGCCTGGGTATTACATCCCAATTGTCCCAGTCTATGGAAGGCATGTTGTTATTGGTGATAAAAGGAAAAAATTTGGAATGGTGAGACATGCAAAGGACAGTCAACGCATGTACAACTTCTGGGTGACTTCCTTGACAGAATCTGTGGCATTGGCTCCCAAAGCCAAGTGGATCATGGCAGAGGGTCAAGATGAGGGTCATGAGACTGATTGGGCAAGTGCCAACATTAAGTCTATGGCTACTTTGAGATACAAGCAGACTGATATTGATGGCAACCCTGCTCCTCCTCCACAAAGACTTCAGCCCGAGCCTCCTCCAAGTGGGGTGATGACAGCGGCCAACCAAATCAATCAGGACATGGCAACCATAATTGGCATTTATGACCCAAGCCAACAGCTTCCAGGTAATATGTCTGGAAAGGCTCTGAATGGTCAGCAAATGCAGATTGATCTGACCAATTTTGACCTTTATGACAATCTAACCAAATCAATTTGCCATATTGGAAAAATTATTTTGGATCTAATCCCTCATATATATGACACTGAAAGAGTGATGAGAATTATTGGGGACGATGGAAAGCCAGACCTTTTGACCATAAATGAGAGAAATGCAGTTGGCAGAGTGATGAATGATGTTACTGTAGGTCAATATGATGTGGTGATGGAGACTGGCCCAGGATACAACTCTAAGAGACAAGAGGCAGTTGAGGCAATGATGCCATTACTGCAAGGGAATGAGGCTTTGTTCAACTCTGCCGCGGATTTGGTCTTCAGAAATATGGATTTCCCAGGAGCTGAGACCATTGCAGACAGACTGGCGGCTTTGAACCCATTAGCCCAAATTGATGAGCATTCTGAAATCCCTCCACAGGCTCAGATGATGATCAAGCAAGGACAAGCTCAAGTTCAGCAATTGACTCAACAGTTACAGGCTATGCAACTGGCAATGCAACAGAGACAGGATATTGAGCAAGTCAAGCAACAGGCTGAGACTCAAAGAGAGTTGATGAGGCAGACAGCCAAGGCTCACAATACTGAGTCAACTTTGGAAGCTAGGGTGCATGATGTCAACACTAAGGCAATCACTGCCCAAAACAGAGTTGAAATTGAGGCTATTACAGACTTAATTTTGCATAATATGGATACAGCAAGGCTAGAGAGGGAAATATCTCTGAGGAATCAAGAGCAATATCAAGCAATTAGGGAAGCTGACCAATCCATTATGCCAAATCAAGCATATTGATTGACAGTCTTATGATTTTGGGTTATATTGCCCACAACCTTACTAGTCAGGCAGACTAGGCAAAATACTTGAGGAAACTCATGAGTGATAGACAAGCAAGTAATGTAATTACTTCAGAAAATTCAGGTGATTTTTATGCTAACAAACTTGGTTTAGCTGATGCCCAAAGTCCTGACCCTGCAGAGGCTCCCTCCAAAGAGGTTGAGCAAACTGAGCTGACAGAGACAAAAGAGGATCAGAGTTTACCAGAGGCACAAGAAGAGACCAAACCAGTAGAGGAAGGTGTCAGAAAGCCAAAACTCGAAAAGAGATTTGACAAAGTCATCAAAGAAAGGGAACTTGCCAGAGCTGAGGCTCAAAAGGAAAGGGAACAGAGGGAGGCTTTAGAGAATAGATTAAAGGAACTTGAACAGGCATCCAAGCCCCAAGTGGCAGAAAATCCTGATAGAGAACCACAGCCACAGGACTTCACTGATGCTTTTGAATATGCAAAGGCATTAGCAAGGTACTCAACTGAGAAGGCACTGAAAGATAGGGATCAAGCAGAACAGCAAAGGAATGCTAAAGCAGAAAAGGACAAGGTTTTAACATCTTGGAATCAAAGGCTAGAGCAGACCAAAACTGAACTTCCTGATTATGAAGAAATGATTGCATCTTCAGATGTGGTTGTTTCAGATCAAGTTAGGGATGCTATTTTAGAAAGTGAAACTGGGCCAAAGATTTTGTATCATTTGGCAGAAAATCCAGAAGTAGCAGAAAAAATAGGCAAGATGTCATTGATCAGTGCTTTAAGAGAGATTGGCAAATTGGAGGCTAGATTTGAAAAGCCTACAGAGACACAAAAGCCTACTGTTAGAAAGAGCAATGCACCACAGCCTATCAATCCTATTAGAGGGGGTTCTAATGTTGAAGTGCCAATAGATTCAAATGGTGAATTTACTGGATCAATTTCACAGTGGAAAGAACTCAGGAAAGCAGGAAAGATAAAGTAACTTTTTTTAATTTTAAAAGGAAATCAAAATGGCAAATAATTTGCTAACCATATCTAAGATCACCAATGAAGCGTTGATGGTCCTAGAAAACGAATTGACATTTTCGAGCGAAGTCGATCGTAACTACGATGATCAGTTTGCCGTAGTTGGGGGCAAAATTGGTAACACAGTGAATGTCCGCAGACCAGGCAGATTCATTGGTACAACCGGCCCGGCTCTTAATGTCGAGGACTTTAACGAAACTTCAATCCCAGTCACACTGTCAACTCAATTTCACGTTGATACACAGTTCACAACGTCCGATTTAGCATTAAGTTTGGATATGTTTAGTGATCGAGTTTTAAAGCCTGCGGTAGCGGCTATTGCAAATAAGATAGATAGAGATGGTCTTCAGATGGCGGCTCTGCAAACAGCAAATATTGTTGGCACTGCAGGCACACCTCCAACAGGACTCATCACATATCTAACAGCAGGCGCCTACTTGGATGCAGAAGGTGCACCAAGGGATGGTCGTAGAGCTTGTATTGTTGAACCCTTTACATCTGCAACTATTGTTGACAGTTTAAAAGGTTTGTTCATGCCGCAAGAGGCTATCGCTGAACAATACAGGAAAGGCCTCATGGGGCGGGACAGCGCGGGAACCAACTGGAAACTCGATCAAAACGTCGTTAGCCAAACCTTTGGTTCTTACAGTAGTAACACATTGTCAGCAGATACAACAGCATCTACAGGACAAATTGGATACCTTTCAAGTGGATGGGCACAATACTCAACAATCCAGATCAAAGCATCTACAGCATCTACATTGAATGCAGGCGATGTGTTCCAGATTGCAGGCGTTTATGCAACCAACCCACAAAACAGACAAGCCTATGGCTCTGGCAAACTTCGTAATTTTGTAGTTCAGTCCACAACAACAGTTGGAACTTCTGCTACAAGCATTACAGTTAGCCCTGCAGTGATCATTGGTGGTCAGTTCCAAAACTCAATCATCATTGGCTCTACATCAACAACTGCTGTTGTTACTCCATTCAATAACACTGGTGTTCTGTCTCCACAGAATATGCTCTTCCATCGTAATGCATTTACCTTGGCGGTAGCGGATTTAGAGTTGCCAGAGGGAGTCCATTTTGCAGGTCGTGCAAGTGACAAGGAAGTTGGGTTGTCCATGCGTGTGGTTCGCCAATACACAATTAACAACGACAGCATTCCCACAAGGCTTGATGTTCTTTATGGTTGGGCACCACTGTACCAAGAACTTGCATGCAGAATCGCGGCTTAATCATTCACATTTACATTAAAGGAAATACAAAATGAGTAATCCCGGACCAGCAACCACAGTCTCAGCACACCCAAGTAATGTCACTACAAACCAAGCACTTCGTTTGATTGCAGTGGCCAAGGGTGTAAATGCTAATGCTGTAGCAACAACACAAATCCAAGTTAACAACTCTACAACATACATGCCAAAAGAGTTGATCATTACCAATTCCAACAATAATGGAACCACAGTGAGTGCCGCCTCTTTGGTGGCAACCATTACTCCTGCATCTGGATCTGGTACATCAATATTTGGAAGTGTGACTGCCTCAAACTGTACAACCAACTTGGGTGTTCAGTATGTAGATGCATCAGCTACAAGCACAGCTTATCAAGGCCAATATCTATATGCAAATGTGACCACAGCATCAGGAAACACTGGTACTGTAGACATTTATGTTTATGGCTATGACTTCAGCTAATATTTACTGAAATAAGGGAAGGCTACTCTCAAAAGGGGTAGCTTTTTCTGTTTTAAACAGTACAATTTAAATTTTCAAAGGAAAAAAATCATGTCAAGCACCACAATTGCAAGGGGCAACATATTAGAGCAATTTGTCATTGCTCCTAGTATTACCCCAACAGCCCTCACTACTGCCTCAGTTCAATCTCTACAGACTTTTCCAATCCCTGGTTTATTAGCCACTGATATTGTTACTTTCTTACAGTATCAAGGAAATCAAACTTCTAATATTGCAATCACAAATTGTGATGTTGCAAGTGCTAATGTGTTAACAGTTCAGTTCCAGAATGTTTCTGGTGGTGCTACTGCTATCACTCCTGCCTCTGGTGTCTATGACTTTAAAGTCCATAGAGTTGAGGGGTTACCAATTGCAGTGAACGCGGCTTAATCATGGCTAACACTAGTGTCTACAGACCCATAGGTCAAACCTATGCTGTGGCAGTAACCACTACTGCCAGTAGTTCTTTGAGCATTGTTCCTGTTGGCAATGACCAGATCAACTATTGTGCATTTTTGAATACTGCATCAACACCAGTGGCTATTTCAATTGCACCATTAAATCCTACAAGCATCACAGCCCCATCAGCAGTATTGCCTACAGCAGGAAACACTAGCACATCATTTGTGCTTGGTATTTCCATGTCTCAGCCTACTGTGATTGCTGTGCCTGCAAATGGATTTAATTTGAGTGCAGTTGGAGCTGCGACAACTTTATATGTAATGCCTGTGGCTGATCAATCATGACCAATCAAGTAGCATCAACACAAACAATTAATACAGTTGCTGTATTAGCATATGACACAGTTCCAACAATTGCTTCTGGCTTTGGGTCTAATGGTTATGTTTTAGGTAACCAAACCAATGCCTTTAGGGTGATTATTGGTAGCACAGCATCAGGAAGTGGAGTGTTAACATTTCCTCCTGCTCCAACTGGGTGGATAGTTCAAGGCTATGACATCACTAGTGGAACCACTTTGTTTTTGCAACAAACTGCATACACTACAACAACTGCAACCATTAACAGCTATAGCATTACCACTGGTAACGCGGCCAACATGAGTGCAGGTGATACATTAATCTTATCTGCTATTCCATTCTAAGATGACTGCCCCTGCCTTAACATCTGATCAAAACCTACTGCCAGTTCAAGCATATTTTGATGTTTATGGCAATTTTCAGACTTTTATAGGCCAGGGGCAACCTTTTTATGCTACTGTAAATCCGTCTCAGAGCGGGTTAAATATCACAAATAGCACAATAAATAGTACGACTATTGGGCTAATAACTCCATCTTCTGGGGTTTTTACCAATATTCAGACCACAACAGGGTCAATTAGCACCACAGCTGTAAATCCTACAGATATTGTCAATAAATCCTATGTCGATGCAGTTGCACAGGGACTGGCATTTAAGCAACCAGCTCAAGTAGCAACAACTACCAACATCACATTGTCTGGATTGCAAACTATTGATGGATACACCACATTGTCTGGTGATAGAGTATTGGTAAAAAACCAAGGAACTCAGGCTAACAATGGCATTTATGTAGCATCTGCAAGTGCATGGACTAGATCTACTGATGCTGACACATATGCAGAATTGGTTTCTGCCTTTTTGTTTGTAGAAAATGGGGGGCAATCTGGATCGGCTTGGGTTTCTACTATTCCGCAAAATGGGACTTTAGGCACAACATCTATTACTTTTAGCCAGTTTAGCAATTCAGCCCTATATACCGCAGGAACAGGGCTAACACTGTCTGGGTACCAGTTCAGCATCACTCCAGTAGGTACTCCTGGAACTTATGGTTCTGCATCACAAGTGCCAGTATTTGTTACAAATGCATCAGGTCAAGTTTCATCTGTAACCAATACATCTATAAGCATTGCTCCTAGTCAAATTAATGCAACTATTCCTAATTCTGGTTTGACAAACAGTTCAATCACAGTAAATGGAAGTACTATTAGTTTGGGTGGGTCAGCCACTATTACTGCTGTCAATCCAAATGCTTTGACTATAGGCACAGGACTGTCAGGCACTAGCTACAATGGATCATCTCCTATCACAATAGCAAATACAGGAGTTTTAAGTTTTTCTGGGGGGACTACAGGACTAACTCCTAGCACTGCCACAACAGAAGCTGTGACTCTTGGAGGCACTTTAAATGTGTCAAATGGAGGCACAGGAGCCTCAACACTGACAGGCTATGTATATGGCAATGGAACTGGAGCAATGACTGCCTCCACAACCATTCCAAGCACTGCAATC